CCCCGGAAAGATGTAGTGGCGTTTATAGCCAACGAAGGCAAGGGGTTTGTCAATGTTAGCAAATGTGCGGTCACTAATAGGATGGTGGCCACTATGCGCGGCAGAATATCACACATGATCCGAAATTCCAAGAGCGTAAAGGAAGCTACATCAATGAATTTATTGGGTTGTACCATTGATGAGTTTATGGACCATATAGAAAAACAATTCCAACCAGGCATGACTTGGGAAAATTACGGGGAGGGTGGGTGGGAGGTTGACCATATAATCCCATGTTCTAAGTTTGACTTATCGATCCCAGGAAGTCAAAGAGTATGTCTTAATTATACAAACCTTCAGCCCCTCTGGAAAATCGACAACATCAAAAAAGGCAATAAATATACAAGGCGCAATATAAGAAAGGTGATAAGAAGATCAAAAGCCCTTTCATAAGATTCCATAAAACAGAGGTTGGGGTTATTCGGTGGGAATAATTAGAAGAATAGGAACCTTTTTTTCGTCTCTGTTCAAAGAGCTGTGGAATGCCTTTGATATCAGGGACATTTTCGTTTTCGGCGGACTCGGGATGCTCGGCTATGGCCTGTATTTGAAGTGGGGTCAATGGCTGGCTTTCATGGTGTGCGGGGTCTTGTTTATGATTATCGGCTACGTTATGAGGGATAGATAATGGGCCTAGTTGCTCGGATGGCGCGACCTAAAGCGATGAACCCGCACGAACTTGAACGGCTGATCTTGTCTGTGTTCGGCGGCGGGTCAACTGCATCCGGGGTATCGGTGTCGAGCGATACGGCCATGAGGCAGGCGACAGTGTATTCATGTGTCAATGTTCTGTCCCGCGCCATCGGAACACTCCCCTGTCACCTCATGATGGTTGACGGGCGCAAGCGGTTAAGGGCGACCGATGACGATCTCTACTACCTTCTTCATGATCAGCCGAATGAGTGGATGACCGCCCCTGAATTTTGGGGCATGGCGATGAATCATCTTGCGCTGAGGGGGAATTTCTTTGCTCTGAAGAACCGAGGATTGTCATTGACCGGGCCTGTCCGTGAGTTAATCCCGCTGGCCCCTGGGATTGTGCAGGAAGTAAAGCAGGATGAGAAATACAGGCTCACATATGTGCTGAAATATCCTGATGGAACTCTGAAAAATGTGCAGCAATCCGAAATCATGCACATCCGTGGGATGACTATTAACGGATTTATGGGAGTCAATCCAATACAATACATTCGAGAGTCAATCGCTTTGGGGTTGGCCTCTGAGGAGTTTGGGGCGCGGTATTTCGGAAGCGGGACACATCCCGGCATGGTTGTAGAGCACCCCGGCAAGCTGTCGCCCGAAGGACACAGCAATCTACAGACAGCACTTGCCGAAACACACAGCGGCCTCGGCAAATCCCACCGCCTCATGCTCCTGCAAGAGGGCATGAAATATCAGAAGGTTGCCATCGACCCGAAAGACTCTCAATTTATCGAACTGAGAAAATACCAAAAGGCGGAGATCGTTGACATATTCTTCGGGATGCCTCTGACGATCCTGTCATCAGAGGATAAAACGCCCACATACGCGAGCGCAGAGCAATTCGGGATCAGCTTCGTGGTCTATGCGCTCATGCCTTGGATGGTGGGGATCGAGAAGGCGATACTGCGCGACCTTATTCCGCAAACCAAGAAAAGAACCCACTATGCAAAGTTTGTCGCCCAGGGGTTACAGCGAGGGAGCTTCAAGGAGCAGATGGACAGCTTTGCAACGGCAATTACGAAAGAGATAATGAATCCTAACGAGTGCCGTGAGCTATTAGAAATGAATCCGTACGATGGCGGTGATATATATGCTCCAAGAACATCAACAACCAAGGATGACAAGGCGGAGGCTCTTTCCTCAAATGAATAACACTACAGAAAAAAGATGCACTAAGTGCGGAGAAACAAAACTACTTGAATATTTTCATGTTGATAATAGGAAAAAAGACGGCCATGTTTCTCGGTGCAAAATGTGCCAATCTAAATACGCCTCAGAACATTATAATGCCAATAAGAGTAAATACAGTAAAATGCGGAAGAACTACTACCAAAACAATAAAGATGAAATCCTCGAAAACCAAAGAAAATATTATCAAAGTAATAAAGAACAAAAAACAGTTACTGTCAAAAATTGGAGAAAGAATAATCCAGAAAAAATAAAAGAGATTATAGAAAGATTTAAACAAAGTCATCCAGATTGCGGCATAAAAGCAACAAAGCGCTGGAGAAAGAATAATCCAGAAAAGGTTAGGGAATTAAAACGAAATCAATACGCAAGATATAAAAAAAATCCGGCATTTAGAATTTCTGGAAGCATTTCAAACGGGATTCGATATTCTCTTGGGAAGGGTGGAAAGTCCCAAAATAAGTGGGAATGTCTTGTAAATTTTACAGCCAAAGAACTTATGTGCCACCTTGAAAAACAGTTTAAAGACGGAATGACATGGGACAATTACGGAAATTATTGGCACATAGATCATATTATTCCTATTGCAGTTTTTAATTTTAAAACTCCAGAAGATATTGACTTTAAAAGATGTTGGGCACTGGAAAACCTGCAACCATTGGAAGCAAAAGAAAATATGAGAAAAAACGCTAAATTTGATGGTGATTTTCAGCCGTCTCTACCCTTGGCAATTTAGGAGGACAAGACAATGAAACTGGCGTACAGGAGTGAAAAGAACGCTGAGGCTGTCGCCCGCTTTTGGGGCAAGTCGCTTGATAAGCCTGATTGGTACAGAATCGAGGCAAAAGACAACGGGGACGATAACGCTGAAATCGTAATCTATGACGTGATCGGCTGGCCTTATAACGATGCCTTTGATCTTGTCCGCGCCCTTGGAAGCATCAAGGCAAAGAATATCACCGTCCGCATTAACTCGCCGGGCGGAGATGTTTTTGACGGCGTGGCGATCTTCAACGCGCTCAAAGACCACGAGGCCCATGTCACTACGAAGATTGAAGGGCTCGCCGCCTCAATGGCCTCCGTCGTTGCCCTGGCCGGCGACGAAGTGCAGGCACACAAAAACGCCATGTACATGATTCATGACCCATGGGTGCTGGCGGCTGGCAACCAGTACGACCTTAGAGAGATAGCCGACATCCTCCAGAAGATCGGCGGGAACATGCTGGATATCTATTACGACAAATCGAATATCGGCAAGCGTGAACTCAAGGCCATGATGAAAGAAGAAACATGGTTCACGGCTCAGGAAGCCAAAGACCGGGGATTGATCGATACCGTTGTTGATGCAGGCGCGGCAAAGGCAAAGTTTGACCTGTCTATTTTCGCAAACGTCCCTGACGAACTGGAAGACTCTGACCGGGAGGGGGCAACACTCAGTAAACAAGAGATAGAGCGTGCCCTGCGTGATGCAGGCGCAAGCCGATCTTTCGCGAAGTCCATAGCTGCGCGACGCAGTAATGGCGACTCCCAGCGCGATGTTGGGAGCGTAAAGGCAGACATTGGCAAGATACTGAAACTACAACAGATAATAGGAGGTAAGTAAAAATGGATATCAATCAAGTAATAGAAGACCTGGGGCGGTCATTCGAGACCTTCAAGGCCGAGAACGACAAACGCCTGAAAGAGATCGAGACGAAGGGCAACGCTGACCCGCTGCTTGTGGAAAAGGTGGAGAAGATCAACGCGGACATATCGCAGATTGCCGCGATGAAAAAGCAGCTTGAAGCCCTCGAAACCGTGGCCGGACGCGGCGCATTTGGCGGTGGAACATCTGAACTGGATCAGGCGAAGGCGGAGTACTCGAAAGCCTTTGAGGGTTGGTTCCGCAAGGGCATTGAGGGCAACCTCTCTGAGTTGGCGGTGCAGGCCTCCGCGTCTACCTTGGACGACACGGCAGGTGGGTTCACGGTACCGGAAGAAATGGCGGCGACCATAGATCGGATCGCTGGCGTATCTTCTGCAATGCGGCGGCTTGCCTCCGTGATCACCATCGGGACAGACACTTACAAAAAACTCGTAAACCAGGGCGGGGCTTCCTCCGGGTGGGTAGGTGAGAAGGGTACGCGGTCTGAGACCGATTCCCCGACGCTTAAAGAGATCGCCATCAACACGAAAGAGATTTACGCGATGCCCGCAGCGACGCAGAAACTACTCGATGACTCCAGCGTTGATATAGCTGCATGGCTCGGCAACGAAGTAGCAATTGAATTCGCCGAGGAAGAAGGCGCGGCCTTCATCGAGGGCGACGGTGTTTCCGAGCCGAAGGGCCTGGAGGCTTATTCTACCGTTGCGAACGCTTCTTATGCCTGGGGGAATATCGGATATATCGCCAGTGGAGCGGCTTCGACCTTTACCAATGCGGACAAGCTCTTCGACCTTCAGCATGCACTAAAGCCGATCTACAGGAACGGGGCTTCGTTCCTCATGAACGACAACACCCTCCTCCATATCCGCAAATTCAAGGATGGTGAGGGCAACTACCTGTGGCGGCCGGGGTTGTTGGAAGGACAGCCGGACACACTGCTCGGCAAGCCTGTTGAGATCGACGACAACGTGGCAGACATCGGCGCCGGGGCTTATCCGATTTACTTCGCCAATTTCAAACGGGCTTATCTGATCGTTGACCGCTTCGGCATTCGTGTCCTGCGTGATCCCTATTCCAGCAAGCCCTACATTCTCTTCTATACCACGAAGAGAGTGGGGGGCGGGATCGTGATGTACGAAGCGATTAAGGCCCTGAAGATAGCGACCAGCTAAACTTAACCGGGGGCTCCGGCCCCCACTCAATAAGATTTGAAGGAGGCAAAAACCATGAAAGATTCTTATAATCACTTAGTACCGGTTCAGGCCGTAGTGCCGGTTAAAGTTCTGGACGATACCGTTCCCGCTGCGGCAGAAATTGATCTGGCTGATTTCAACTCGGCTTTGATCGTTATCAGTTGTGGCGACAAGGTTGCTGGTGATACCGGGACAATCGATGTGGCTTTAACCCATGCCGACGATGATGGCACCGGTTCATCCGGCGATTATGCCGATGTTACTTCGGCTGATGTCCTTGGCCCGGAAGCGGTAACCAGTGGCGTCATCAAAAGCCTCGCAAGTGGGGCCGTCGCGGCTGCGATTTACAAAGTCGGCTATGTCGGCGGGAAACGATTCATCAAGATCACCGTCACGGAAACTGGTGGCAACGCCACCGGCACGATGATGTCAATCAATGTCATCAAAAGCCATGGGCTCGATGTACCGGCGATAAGCTAAATAAACTGAGTGCCAGGGGGCTTGCCTACCTCTCCAGGCAGCCCCCCCCTCCCAAAAAGTGAAAGGAGGTAATGGAGATGGCAGTAACAAGAATAGGCAGCTTAGAAAATAGGTTCATAGGGCTTTCCACTGACACAAAACCAACCACCTGTCAGATCGGCGCGACATTCCTTGAATATGACACGCAGAGGCTTTTTGTGAGTCCTGACGGTGGGACGGTCTGGACACTCAAAACTCCGTCCGACCTACTGACAATCACGAAGACAATCAACCTGAAACAGGTGGCGGGTGACTATGATCTCTTTACAGCCACCACGCAGAACGTCTTTATTGACTTTTTGACGATCGTAATTCCATCTGATCTGACCGAAGAAGAAACCCTGACCTCGATATCCATCCAGTCAACGGACGACGCTCCTGTTGAATTTATCAGCGCAACGGCGGGGGCACTGGCGAACCTGACTGAAGGGAAGCACTTGCAGTATTCAGGCCCGGCGGTAGTGGCTTCAACAAAGAAAATACAGCTCACTATTGCTGGCGGTGCGACGGCGGCAGATTGTAATTGCCTTGTGTATGTTTCATACAGGCCGGTTGTCGATGGTGGTTATCTGGCGGCGGCATAGGAGATTACCATGTCAAACGGAAACGGGTTTATAATCACCAAAGACACATGGGAGCGTACTCCCCAAGAGCAGCGTGACTGGATCATGTTTGAAACTATCCAGAGCATGAACGACCGCTTGAAAGTTCTTGAACGGTGGAACAAGGCGATGTCGTTCGCTGGCGGTATTACTGGCGGCATTGCGGCGGTAATCGTAACTAAATTTTGTATGTGAGGGAAATCATGAGTAGCAGAAAAATAAAAGACCTAACACCCAGGATGCAGGAGAAAATCTTGCACTTGCTATTTATTGCTACGGGATTTGTTGAATTGAATAATAGCGGAAACTCGGTCCCTGCGTGGAATCTCCCATCTATCAAACAGAGCCTTCACGCCTCCGCGTGCTTTAAGCCCAAGACGAGTCGCAATCTGGCTGAAGCTCAAACCTTCATCCCAATACATTCTTTTAAGTTCATCAAGGTCATATTTGGTTCGACTTCTGTTTATCCATTCTACAGCATTGGAAAGTTTCTCTACTTTGAGAGGGCAGAAAAAGCCGATGAGGTCGGCAAACTTAAGAATATCTTTTTGTCTGTAAATCATAACATTGTGAACCTGTTTCCAGTGTGGTTTGGACATTTTCTTTCGAGAGCTAAGAACACAATGTATGGCGTTTTCTGGTGCCGCTTCCCCTAAAGAAAATTGTTCCTTCGCCATCGAAAATACCTCGAAGCCATCCTTTCTTGAATTCGTCGCTGTGATCCATGGTTTCCTCCTGTGTTTATTGTTCTCACTTCGTATGCAGGTAAACTATATATGCAGGGAGATGTTATGTCAAGTAGAAAGATAAAGGATTTAACGCCAAGGATGCAAGAAAAAATACTCTTTTTTGAGCGTTGCCTAAATGAAGCTGGCTTAGGACATTTTAAGAAGTGTTCTACTTTTCGGTCTCAACTTGAGCAGGACGCACTCTATATGCAGGGCCGGAAACCTCTTGAGGAGGTCAATGCGGCACGAAGGGCGGTTGGCCTGTGGGAGATCGACGAGGCCACGAACAGGCGAAAGGTGACATGGACAAGACACTCCGTACATAGCAAACGCGAAGCCGTTGACTACTTCGCCCTCGTGGATGGTAAGTATTGCAACGATCTGAAAGTGGACGTTGACAAGGACTCTATTCCCGATTGGCAGGAGTTCGGTAAGATAGCCGAGGAATGTGGTCTTGAATGGGGGGGCAATTGGAAGAATCCCGATAGACCTCATGTTCAGTGGTCGGACAAGTGAAGGCAGGAGGACTTACAGATGAGCATATTTGGCGACATGTCGTTCGGCGGAGTTAAGGGATTGCTGGAGGGTGCCGGAACCTTTGCGAAGGATATCAGATCCGCCATCACGGGCGAGATATCACCGGAAAAGAAAGCGGAACTCTTGCAAAAAGCGGACGAACTCGAATCACAAGGGATGGTGGCCCAGGCTGAAATTAATAAAATAGAGGCCGCATCTCCGATAATGGATGAGAGGCAATATATGAGAGACGATTCTTTTAATTCAGCGTTCGCCGATACAATTTCGCACGAGGGCGGATACGTAAACGACCCGGCTGATCCGGGCGGTGAAACGAAATTCGGGATCTCCAAACGATCCTACCCCGACATCGATATTGCGTCGCTGACCGTAGAGGACGCCAAGCAAATATACAGGCGCGACTACTGGGACCGTCTGCACCTCGATGAGATCGCCAGTAGAATTATAGCAGGCGAAATATTCGATACCGCGGTCAATGCGGGCCGTAAAACAGCCGTAAAAATAGCGCAACGATCTTTGGCATTCCTCGGTGAGGCCGTAGAGGTCGACGGCGTTATCGGTCCCGTGACAATCGTATGCATAAACAAATGGGCCATGAAAGATGAGCAGGCCCTTTATAAATGCCTGAACGGATTCCAATTTATGCATTATGCTGAAATTACAAACAAAAATACAAAGTTGATCCGCTTCTCCCGTGGCTGGATGAAGAGGATACAGCAATACAAGGAGGGGTGACTATGATTTGGACTTTTATCGTTATTTTAGTCCTCTATCTTTTGATTGGAGAAATATTGCTCCGGATCACGAATTTCGAGAGCAAAAACATAACATGGAAAGAGCACGCTAAATGGGTCGTGGAATATCCGTACCTCATTTGCAAAATTTTTAAAGGCAAACCGAAAATATAGGGGATATCGATGGGCTGGCTGGGTGACATATCATTAGGTGGAGTTAAGGGATTGCTGGAGGGTGCCGGAACCTTTGCGAAGGATATCAGATCCGCAATAACCGGCGAGATCAGTCCGGAGAAAAAGGCGGAGCTTCTGCAAATGGCTGATAATCTCGAAGCGCAGGGGATGAAAGCGCAGGCCGACATAAACAAGATTGAGGCCGCGAATCCGAATGTATTTGTTTCTGGATGGAGGCCCGCCCTCGGTTGGGTGTGTGTCTTGGGGATAGGTTATCAGATGGTGTTCAGGCCGCTTCTGGGCTGTGCTTTGGCACATTGGGCGCCGGTATTGCCGGAACTGGATATCTCCTCCCTGATATCGCTTGTAGTCGCCATGCTCGGCGTTGCCGGGTTCCGAACCTATGAGAAAAAGAACAATGTAGCGAGAGGGTGACATGAGAATTTCCACCACAACAGCCCCGACAGTCGAACCCGTCACATTGGCAGAGGTTAAGAAACACCTGAGACTTGCCACCACGGAAGCAGGGGCGGCGGCTTATACCTCTGAAGATGACTTATTAAATCGCCTGATAACGGTTGCCAGGACACAAGCGGAGCAGGAAACAGGCCGGGCCTTTATCACACAGACAAAAACCATGTATCTGGACGGCTGGCCGGATGAGGACTTTATCCGCTTACCTTACCCCACCTTACAATCGGCGGCGGTAACCTACCGCCTCGAAGACGATGACGACTATGACGAAACCCTCTCCACGGTGGACACAGATATTGTATCAGAACCGGGCAGGGTGGTCTTGCAGCCGAACGAATCATGGCCGTCTGGCACCCTTTACACGGACAGGCCGATCAAGATAGTCTTTGTGTGCGGGTACGGGGATGATGCCGATGATGTGCCGGAGAATATCAAGTCTGCAATGCTCCTGAAAATCTCTGACCTCTACGAGAACCGGGGGGAAGTGGTTATGGGAGTGAGTGTTGGCAAGATAGCTGATGCCGTGGACAGTTTACTTCGGCAATATAGGATATGGACGGAGTTTGACTGATGCGAGCCGGGCGAATGGACAGAATCGTGACCCTCAAAGAACCGGTCACAACTGAAAATGACTTCGGTGAGGAGATCGAGACCTTGATTGAATTGGTCAAGGTGGGGACAGAAATAGCCACCGGCACCCTGACGGCAGGAACGCTCTACCAGATCACGGCCACAGAAACGAACCATTTTTACACCGGGTGCTCTGTATATGACACATTCACGGCGGCGGGAACTGAGACCTGCGATGATAACAACAAGGTCAAACCCGTGACACTCCCCGCTACTGTATGGGCGGAGCGGCTGGAACTTAGAGGCGATGAACGCTGGAGCGCTCAACAGGTGGTCGCCTCTCTTTCGGCGAAATATCGCATCAGATACCGTGATGACGTTGGGCCGTTGGATGTACTCATTGATGCAGATGGTAGAGAGTACGACATATCGGCGGCTTTGGAATTGGGGCGAAAAGAGGGCTTGGAATTATTGGTAAGCGCGAGGGGGGAATAATGGCACAGCCCGCATTTAAATTGACAGATCAATCGGGCGTCTATGCCATAGAAAATAAGGTTAATGGCAAAAGGTATATAGGGTCTGCTATCAATATAAGGCGTCGCTTTATTGAACATAAAAGCCCTCTCAGGCGTGGAATACATTGGAATAAATATCTCCAAAGGGCATGGAATATGTACGGTGAGGAATCATTCGATTTTTACCCTGTTTTGTTTTGCGACAAATCAAACCTTATTTATTTTGAACAGAGGGCAATTGATGCCATAGACGCATCCAATCCTAAGGTCGGATATAATCTCCGTCCTAAAGCAAGAAATAATTTTGGGATGCGGCATAGTGCTAAAAGCAAAGCAAAGATAGGGGACGCTATGAGAGGCAGCAAGAACCACAACTATGGAAAACCAATGCCGGAAGATACAAAACTGAAATTATCAAAGGCGAAGATAGGTAAATATGCCTTAGGCAATGCTTATCATGCAAAAGCGATTGTAGATACTTGGAATAAAGCAACCTATTCTTGCATTAAAGAAGCGGCTGCAAAAACTGGTTTACCACCAGCATCAATCAGGGAATGGGCGTCCGGCATTAAAAGAAGCGAAAAGTATCATGGAAGATTCATTTTTGCTGACAAGAAATACCGTCCTAAAATAGAACCGAAAGGAAGACCGATTGGGAGCAAGCACCCATTGGCGCGTAGGGTTGTTGATACATGGACAGGAAAAATATTTGGAACAATTAAAGAAGCTGCTGAAGAGAATGATTTTGATCGCAACATAGTAAGGGATTGGATTGTCGGTCGTAGACCTGGTGGAGTCAATAAAGGAAGATTTAGATATGCAGAAGATGTGGGGAAATAATCAATGTCTAATAAGGCATTTACATTTAAAATAACTGGACTCCAAGAATGTATGAATGCTTTAGAACAATTGCCGACTGTTTCCATGAAGCGTGGAGTTGTACGCAATGCCCTGAAAAAGGCTGCTATCCCCATCAAAGACCGTGCCAAAGAGAACGCACAGGGCATTAGGATTGACAACCCCGGCGTGATTGCTGACTCGGTAAAAATCGGGACATCTTTGAAAAAATCACAACGGGGCCGAACGGATAGATCACGGGTGACGGCATATGTAGGAAGCTCACACCCATTAGCGCATCTTTTTGAGTTCGGGACGGCTGAGAGATACACGAAAAAAGACGCTTACCGTGGATTTATGCCAGCAATGCCATTTATGCGTGAAGCATGGGACAGCCAGAAAAAGGTTGCTCTCGGATTGTTGAAGCAGGAACTCTGGAAAGCGTTAGAGAAAGCGGCAAAGATGCTGGCGAAAAAAGCCGCGAAGGGAACCCTTACAAAAGGGCAAATTGCCGGATTGAGAAGATGATCGAAACTGAACTGAAATACATACTGGTCAATGATACGACGGTCAAAGCGATAACGACACGGTGTTATCCGGTGAAACTGCCTCAGAATCCGACGTATCCATTGATCCTTTATACCAAGATTTCAGGCATGAGAGATCATCACCTTTTGGGGCCGTCAGGACATGCACATCCACGTTTTCAGATTGAGGCATGGGCTGAGACATACGCAGGGGCAAAAACCCTTTCCGAGGCTATCAGGGGCGCATTGGATGGATACACCGGAACCGCTTCAAGTACGAAAATAAGCTCATGTCTCCTGGATTCAGAGCGTGATGTATATGAATCAGAAATAGAGGTTTATCGTGTCATACAGGATTATCTAATATGGCATGAGGAGTAAATAGTTCAATAACAATTTGGGGCTTCCCTTGCCCTGAAACAACAGGAGGTAACAAAAAATGGCTGTAAATGGATTAATAGCACAGGGAACCACATTAGAGATTTCCACCGGTACGGGAGGTGCAAAAACAATCACCGATATTTCTCTTGCCAATCCCACCATCTTGACATGCAGCTCTCACGGTTTGTCAGACGGTGATGTCGTTACGGCTGCCGATTTCGCCGGTGACGATGCGGCAAGCATCAACGGCAACAGTTATGTTGTGCTGTTTGCGACCAC